TTTAGTGAGAGAAAAGGAACACCAGTCGGTTACATATCACTATACATGCCGGAAAACTTTTCTTTGAGTTCTGGTGCATCTTATGATGATAGTACAACACTGGCATCAGCTGCAGGTGCAGTAAAACTTTTAGGCAGCGTAGTTAGTAAATTTACAGATGTGGTAAACAACGATGCATCAAAAGTTATATTGAACAAAGCTGGTTACGTTTTTAATCCCCAAAAACAAATGTTGTTTCAAGGTATCGACTTCAGAACATTTGATATGTCATTCACATTTACACCATATTCAGCAAGAGAAGCTGAAGATGTTAAACAAATCATCAAAATGTTTAGAAAGTGGGCTGCACCAGCTGCATCAACTGCTTTTGCAGGTATGTTTTGGGTTCCACCTGCTTATTTTAACATTGATTTCCGCTTTCAAGGCAAAACAAATCCAAATCTACCAAGATTACAAAGATGTGTGGTCGAATCAATTGATGTAAATTATGCACCAAATGGATGGACAGCACATACAGATGGTGCACCGGTACAAACTACTGTGACTATCACATTTAAAGAAATCATCTTGGTCGACAGAGCATCAATCGAGGCAGGATACTAATGCAATACTTTAATTCTTTACCAAAAATAAAATATGTGGACCAAAACAACGTTGCCACAATCTATACAAATTTGATGGCAAGAGCAAGTGTAATACCAAGTGTATTAAATAATGCTCTAGTTTATTATAGTTATGATGTACAAGACGGTGATACTCCTGAAATTATTGCTTACAAATATTATGGAGATGTTAATCGTTTTTGGATTGTTTTATATTGTAACCAATTAAATGATCCACAATGGGACTGGCCATTAAGTTCAAATAAATTTCAAAAATATATTTTAAACAAATATAATACTGGTAATTTAAATTCTACACATCATTATGAAAGAATTACCACAAAAACAAATATAAACACAAACACAACAACTGTTGATACCGAAACAATTTCACAAGAAGTTTATAACAGCTTGCAATCTAATACGACAACAACATATACATTGGGTTCAGAAACAATTACAGTAAATGTTGTAAAAAGTGTAGTTACAAATTATGAATATGAAAATTCTTTAAACGAGTCGAAAAGAAATATAAAAATATTAAATAAAGCATATGCGGATAAACTAGAGTCGCAATTTTTGGAATTGATGAAGTAATATGGCTGAAGATAATAGCGCACCAGCTGGCGGACCAAGATATGCACAAGACTTCAACTTGGAAGCAGTGGATATTATTACCGATTATGGCGACACCTTTAAATTAAAGCATTTGGTAATTGAATTGTCTTTTTTTGAGGACATATACTCTTTTGCTTGTTCTGGCAATGTTGTTTTACGTGATGCTGTTGGTATTATTGAAAAACTAAGACTTGATGGTTCAGAATTTATTGAGATTATCTACGGAAAATCAAAAAAACAATCAGCAGAATATAAAAATTCAAGAAAATATAGATTATATAAGGTCGGTAACAGAAAACCAGCTGGCAATAAAAACTCTGAATTTTTTACAATGTATTTTTCATCGGAAGAATTGTTTTTGTCTGAACAACTGAAGGTTTCAAAATCTTTCAAAGGAACGGTAATATCCGATATTGTAAGTAGTTTACTTTTGGATGAATTCAATGGATTAAAAGTTAATCCTAAAAAAGTCAAATACATACAACAAACATATGGTGTTTATGATTTCGTTATACCTAGATTGAAACCATTTGAAGCAATAAGTTGGTTATCAACATACGCAAGGCCAGATATTAATGGCGGCGCAGATATGTTATTCTATGAAACAAACGATGGATTTTACTTTCAATCAATACAATCAATGTTTGCGGATACTCCTTATGCAACATACAAATATCAACCATCAGACTTGAATTATAGTAACAGAGCTGAAAATATGTTTAACATTCTGGATTATGAATTCATAAAAACATATGACACCTTAGAAGCAACAAATTCTGGTATGTATGCCAACAGATTGATTTCAATTGATCCAATTAAAAGAACAAAGACCGTTACAAATTTTAGTAAAGATGAATTAGGATATACACAATCAGGTTCAGCAATCAATAGATTTGGTAAACACCAAACACAGATGTATGAAAGTTCTTTGAAACTGGCATTTAGTAATGCAAATCAAATTGACCAAGAATATATAAGCCAAAAACCGGATGGTGTGGCCAAAGACATATACATAGAGACATACGTGCCTAATAGAACCGCACAAATTGCCTTGTCAAATTACACGGTGATGAAGGCAATAATACCTGGAGACAGTAGTATAACAGCAGGAAGAACAGTTAACATCTTGTTATATTCTTTAGGTATAGAAGGCACACCGACAGCAGCCACAAGAGAAAAAGATGAATATTTTTCTGGTATATACTTAGTCACTGCTGTTAGACATATCATACAAACACAAGGTGTATATCAAACTATCTTGGAATTAGCAAAAGAAAATACTAAATTGAAATATCCAGACCAATCATATTTGGGAGCAGTGAATGAATAATAATTTTATAGGTAAAGATGGATTTATTTGGTGGGTCGGTATCAATGAATTCAGAGGTGATCCATTAGGTCTAGGTCGATGCAAAGTTAGAATTTTTGGTTGGCATACAGATAATAAGATAGATTTACCAACGGAAGATTTACCTTGGGCTCTACCCATGTATCCAATTAATCATTCAAAATCATTCTCCGCACCTATGTTGGGTGAATGGATTGTAGGTTTCTTCATGGATGGAGATTCCGGTCAAGCACCAGTAATGATGGGTGTATTACCTGGTTTAGAAAAAGAACCAGACCAAACAACACAAGAGTACCTTTAAAATGGCAGATGAAGTAGAACCAAATGGTCCAGCCGCAACAGATTTACCAATAGTTGGTAATGAAAATCTAAAACCACCAGAAGGTGCGGAGAATGACGGCCGTGTGCCTGGAACACCAACAACAGCAATGTGTGCGAGAAGTGTTGTTGTCGGAACAAGTGCGGGTAATAATAATAAAAAATTAACCCACGTTTGTGGTTTTATTGATGATATGAGTAAAAACATATATTTGAAGAAATTTATAAAATCAACTGCTCAATCAATTAGAGAATCAATTCGTGCAATTCTAAAAACTCTAGGTTTATCCGACAAATCAGGAATATTTGCCGCTATATCCGCAAAATTAAAAGAAGCTGCACGTTGGTTAAAGACAGTACAAAAATTCTTAAAAGATGTTATCAATTTTGAGAAATATGTATTGGCATACATTACAAAACTTAGAGCTATAATTGCATGGATTTTATCTTTACCTGCAAGATTTTTGAGAATGTTAGCAGAATGTTTAGCTAAATTTTTAAAACTTGTAAAAAGTGTTATGACTGATTTTTTCAAAGAACTCACTGCTAGTGGAGAAGACACAAGTTTTTCAGATTTAATTAGTTCAACAAAATCACTTATAAACGAAACTGTAACAACAGTAAAATTGGCAGGAACCGCAGCTGCGGGTGCCGTTGCAATTGCCGGTGCAGCTACTGTTGGTTTACTGGTGCCTGCTTCAGCTGCGGAAGTTGCAGCTGCGAATAAAACAATTTCAACATACAACGCAACATTACCAACAACAGATAGTGTGGCTGCTCTATCAGCACCGCCTCCACAAAAGAAATCTACACCTTAAATTATGACTGACATTAATTCACCCCCAATAGAAAATGTGTGGACAGAACCAGAGTCTGCTGCAAATACTTATTATCAACCAATATATCCATACAATAACGTACAGCAAACTGAAGCTGGGCATAAATTTGAAATGGATGACACTCCAACCAGAGAACGTATACGTTTATCACATAGAACGGGTACATTTATTGAAATGCATCCAAACGGTGATGAAGTACACAAAGTTTATGGTAACGGATTTACAATCATTATATCAAATAAAAATATATTGATTGGTGGTGATTGTAATATTGAAATTGAAGGTAATTGCAATCTGAATGTACTTAAGGATATGAACGTGCAAGTTGGTGGTAATTACAATTTGCAAGTTAAGGGTGAAACAAACATGAGGTGTATTGGTGATGTGGACATTTTAGGTGATGCTGATGTAAGAATTACCGCAGATGAAAACTTTGGTGGAACAATGTATCTTGGTGCGGCTGACCACATATCTATAGCATCTGATTTAAATGTTGGTGGTTCAATTTTTGCAGATATGATAAATGCTGAATCTAGGGTTACAGCCGGTACAGGAGTTTACGCTGGAGTTGATGGATTCACAACATCTGGTGGTGTGTCTGCTGGTTTCCCATCACCAGCATCACCAATTGCAGTTCCTGGTCAAATTAATGCACTCACATCAGTGAATGCTGTTGTTTCAGTAAATGCAGCTTTGGCCAATTTTTCATTGGCCAGAATAGGTGTAATGGACGCAGTTTTAATGTCAGATAAAATAAACTCATCAATATTTAACACACATATACATGGAAATGGCAATAATGGAACACCAACCACAATGTCAATAACGCAATTCGCAGGAGTATAATATGGTAGCAGTGGCAAACGCATCGGGTATTTTTCAATCATTTGGTTATTCATTTGATGATCCTAACGGACACATACAGGAACTAACAACCGACACGAAAGAACACATGGATACTATGCCACCATTCATTACAAGTTGGCAAGCTCAAGATATTGCTAATAATGACGTTGGTGGATATTATCAAAACCCAATGGCCGTAGTTTCAAATTTAATTGTTCAAAATGCAACTATCATATACAACACAGCAAACACAGCTAATATAACAAATGTTGCCAATGTTAAGTCTTCAGCTCTAGCATTATCAACCGCAGCATCAAGTTTTGGAACACACACCGCAAAACTTGCTGGATTAACACCATATGATGGTACAGATACGGTCAGTCCATATATGGATATGGCAATGAGTGCTGGAAGAACAGCAATGTATATAACATATCAAACTGATAGTATAATGAATAATGCTCCAATCATGGGTAGTTTCACTAGTTTGATGATAGAACCACAATTATCTTCAAATAATATTACTTTGAATACTTATAGAGAAATATTTGCAAATAGTGTGGTTACATCAACTAACACAACATTTGATATCGTATTGCAACAAAATGTTACAACCACAACAGTTTATTCAAATTTAACAAGCGCAAGTATGACAACATTAATCACACAAATGAATAATATGAAGAATTTTATGGATACTAGAAGGGTATCTGATTGTAATTATTATTCAAGTGTTAGAGGTTTCATTGAAAAGTACAATAAAACAAAGGTTTTAAACAATATGGGTGAAACTGAAAAATACTTAGTTAATAATT